AAAGTCATCAACATCAGTTTCACCCTCAAACAATTCTTGAATAGGTCTGCTAATTGTACCAAGCTCAACGTCATTAATTTTAGCTGTACCAGCAACAGTCCTTAAACCATCTCTACCTAAGAAAATTATTTCACCAGCAACTTCCTGTACAGTAAAACCGTTAAGGCAACCAATATCTCTTGTTACAGGTTGCATAACAAAGTCTGCAATAGTATTACCTACAAGTTTGTAAATACGTTCTTCTGCAAAGATATAAAGCTCATCACGGAATGGAAAGAGTGCAGTGATCTTACTGTCTACTCGTATTGAACCTGCACCATTAGCCGCACTAAAATCATTATCTGTATACGGTGCAGTAAATACAACTTCTTCTGGTGAAGCTGACATACCTGCAAAAAATAAAGCATTTTTAAAATGTTTTACAAACTTAGGATTAGCTGGTGCACCTGTGGCATTAAGGTCTGTTACTGTTGTACCATTATATTTAGTAGCATTATTAGCACCATCAGCCCAAACAATAATTTCTGTACCAGATAAGTTGTATCTATCAAAAGAATAACGTATTGCGTTAGTTCTACCGCTATCAATGCTTGTCCAAGAACCACTACCACTTGCCGCTTCATAAATACTTGTACCTCTAGCAGCAATTACTTTATTATTACCCGCAAAGTATGCAGACATTAGTACAGGTTCTGTAGAACTAGCTGTCTGTGGGACTACATTAGTATTCCACTTTTCAAAACCATTGATTCGTCTGTAACCACCTCCCGTGTCAGGCTCAAAGTTTTCTAACTCTAATGCCATCCCTGGTTCCATAGCAAAAGTAGAACGGTCAAGAACTAAACCACCTTGTAAGGGAAATACAAAAGGATTAAGACCAGATTGATCTGCCATATTTATACCTTACACAAATTTACTAGTTGGTTGCTGTGATCTATACAACATAGTAGAACGAATATAGTCAGTTCTATTAGAAAGTAAACTTCTCATATGTTTAATACCAGTTTCAAAACGTTGAAAATTTAATTGGTACTGTCCTGTTTCTCCACGATATTGATAACCATATGCTGTTGCACCATCTACAATCGTAGTTCTGTATTGCTCTGGAATAGTTGGAACATCTGTAGCTGCAGATAAAGCTGTAGTAAATGCATAATACTCAAATCGTAAAGCGTATGCTTTATCTGGATAAGGATACAAACCATACTTATTATCTGGTGTTCTAAATATATAACGTGGAATACTGCCTACATTAGTTTCATCTTCTTGTGCAACATGTTTATCTATGTATTCTTTATAGTCCATGTTAGTAAGTGTACCACCTGAACATCCTAGTGAATCGTCTTTAACTAAACGAAAAGTTTCATAGTCTACATGTTTTGCTGTAGTTGGTATAGCGTATCTAGTTGTGCCAGCAACTAATGTATCTGTTTCTGTACTGTGATTAAAGGGCCATGCAAATTCACTAGTATTAATATAATCAATAGCATCATTTACAGCATTTTTACATTGAACTTGAAAACCTCTAGCAGACGTAAAACCTGCAGACGTTAAAGCAACTTCGTTAAAACGAGCAATAACTTCATTGGTCAAATCTAAGTAGGTATATGCCATTAGGGTGCTTTCAAGTTAAATGTATAGATGGGCCACATTTAAGCAGCCCACCCAATAGTTTAGTTACGCAAGTGCGTCACGATCTACTTCGTTAGCAGAATAGTCGCCTTGATCACTAACATCTACCATCCAAGCGTAAACACGAATTTTACCTGCTGAGAAAGTAGCACCATCACCTGCAAATGTCAGGTCTAGTGTGTCTGCTGTCGCAAGAGTAACGTCTGCTGCAGGTGTAGCTGATGGTGCATATGCTGCATCGGCAGCGCCATCAATGTCAAATGCGGCAACAAATTCGTCAGCATCTGCTGCACCCAATGTTGCGGTAGCATTTGTACCTGTATTCATAGTTGCAGATTCTACAACTTGAAAACCAGCGTGAATTACACGTGTGTTAGCAGGGATAGTAATACACTGAACTACGTCACCAGCCGAACAGGAAATAGCCTGTGCAGTAAGGTCAATAGTTTTTTGTACCATATACGGCGCACGTCCACGTTGTGAACTACCGTGAGCAGGTAACAATAATGAAGTAATAGTAGCCATTTGTTATCCCCCCTTATGCCAAGTGATACTTAGCGTTCACAAGAGCTTCTGGACGAAGAATCTTGCGACCGTATAGATGCATCCCACGAACAATGTCAGCGAATGAATCTGGGTCACGATAAGTTTCAGTTTTGTTGATCTGCTCTGCAGTTGCAACGGCTGAATCGTGACCAGCAACAATCATACCATAGTTAGTAGATGAGTTTGTTCCTGTGAAAGAAGGACCAGTACCTACTGATGGCAGGTTGTTTGAAGTGTATACACGGAAACCATGAATGTTTGTTCCGATTTGACCATTCTGCAATCCAGAACCACCAAAGTCAGCGTTAAACAAACGTGAGTCTTCGTCTTTCAACAACTCCATAAACACAGGATCTACTACCAACCAACGGCCTTGAGTATCCACATTCTGTTGATCCAACAGACGTGACATACGTGCAATAACTGTCAGTGGGAAAGTATCACCAACGGCAGGAGTTGAGTCAGTTGCTCCACCTGTACGTGGCTGCAATGCCAAAGCATCACCACCTGAACCACCGAAATCTGCAGCATCAATTTTCATTGAAGACAACAGTTCGTCAGTACCTGCAGTAGATACAGCAACAGTACCATTAACAGTTGTGTTTACTGTGTCAGGTGTACCGTGTAGTGCAGACTGTTTAAAGCCTGTCAAGTAGCCCAGTACGTCTTGGTCAAACTGATCGCCCAAACGGTAAGCAGCACGATCTGACGCAAGGCTTTGGAAATTGACGTGACTATGAGCTTCCTCAATATCGTCAACTTTAAAAGCAAAATAATTGGCTTTATCAATTGTCAATGAGAAATCTTCATCGTCAAGATCTTGTGGTGTAATAGTTGTACCACGCTCATATGCTTTAACAGTGATCTCAGGTTCTTTAATGATTTTAACTGAGTCACCCATTGCAGCGATTTCTCCGAAATAATCAGAGTTGGTGATTGCTTCACAGACAGATGCTTTGCGGAAAGCAAGTTGCACCTGTTTGCTATAAATTACTGGTGAGAAGTTACCGTTGGGTAAATTGCCGTGACCAGCAGCGGATGTAAATGCCATTTTAATTTCTCCTAGCATTAAATCACAGATGCAAACGACTAATGACTTATACAGAGGCTAATACTACTAGGGTGCGCTATGTAGAAAGTTGGCCTACCTTCTAGTGTAACGGGCCATGAGACATTAGGTTGTCCGAAAGCTTAATTGTGTTTGCGGATAGTTTAGTTAATTGACAGTATGGGTAACTGTAGTTAATACCTAACAGGGCCATACTACCGATTGTACATATAGTTATATCATAAATATATTATATGTCAATAGCTTTATCTGGCAGAACCAGACATATCGTAAATAAATTTACCAGTACGAATAGCTTCCATAATTTGATCGGCAGCCTTTTCGTATTGTTGTGGTGACATCTTAGCTACCTGAGATTCTTTAAATGTTACGGACGTATCATTATCTTCAGGTTGACTACGACTATTACGACTGTTTACTGAACGTGCAGCATCTTTATTGCTTGCAGGTTTTTTAGTTTTGATGTTACGATCTGATTTATACAGATCAATAGCACGTGCGGCAGAGCGAGCGTCATTATCATTTTCGTATAATGCGTCTTGTACCCACTTAGGTTGTTCATCTGCCCACTGATGAAAATCATCACTATCACGAATATCACCAAAATCAGGATGAGCTTTCATAAGTTCAGCTTCAGCTTTTTCACGTGAGGCTGTGGCTCTCATTTCATCAATTTCTTTTACACGATCTTCTAATCCTGCAGCTTGCTCACGTGCCTTTTTAATTGCAATAGTTTCTACAATGGCTGCTACATCAGGGTATTGTGTTGCCCATGCTTCAATGTCATCATCTGACTTAGGTAGTTTAATTTCTTTTTGTGTTACGTCTTTTAGTTGGCCTTCAAGTTGTTTAAACTTTTCATCCCAAGACTTTTCTTTTTCTTGCATATGGCGGCGTAAATCACCATAACGTTTCTTAAAACTTTTTTCTTCTGCGCCTACGGGTTCAGCTTCTTGATCTTCTTCTTTAGTTTCACCACGTTGTTCCGCAATAAGTTGCTCTAGTTCTTCTTCGTCTTTTTTTAATTTATCTTCATTACTATACTTACGATTTGCAAATGCAACTTTCTTTTCTGTTTGCATTTCTTCTGCCATAATATCATTAGCCATTTTACGTTCCTTACTGGGGCCACCGTAGCCTAGTGTTGGTAGGGGGATGAGTAGCCAGCGTATCTAGCAATTTAACGTGTTGCTAGTCCACGTTTTTTAACAACTGGTTTTTTAGCTTTACCTAAATTAACATTAGTCATTATTTCTGGACCTAGTACTTTACCCAGTACACGGCCTTGTGATGTACCCATTAAACTACGGATAACATCTTTATCATCTTCTTGTAAGCCATTAAAACGTTTAGCTACAAGTTGAGTATATTCTGAAAATTCCATATTATATTCCTGTAATTGTTCTAAACTTACCTACTGTATATACTAAAGGTTCTAAGATAGATCTGTACACACGACCTAAAGTATCTCGTTTTTTATTTTGCATAGATGCTCTAAGGTCTGCAGTACGATGACGTGCAATATGCTCTAGTGCTTTACGTACAAATTTATTATTTTTATTATACGCTAAGTCTACTAAAGGTAAGAACAATGTATGATAACCTAGCTCATGTTCTTTTGTCAAGTGATCTTTAGAATAAGATAACCAAATAGCCTGACGATAAGAACCAAAACCATACGAGTTATTCATGGCTGTACATACAATTTTATTATCTGATGCTTCATTTGCAGCATCTGTATTGGAAGTATCTCCACCAGCAGCTTCATTAGCACGTCTATTTGCAGTAGCAGTATAATGTCCTGCTAATGCAGGATTAGCTTTTAGTGATTCTTTTTCTACATTAGATAA